GTCTTTGCCAACATATGTGTGCATTGGCAAGGGTTTGCCAAGCGGAGCGTTTTCGTAGTTGAGTTTCAGAAGCGGTGTTTTGGTGTTCGGATTTAGCAGATCATTGATTGGGTGGTGAGTGCCACCAAAAGATCCACCCTTGCCCTTGCGACTTTGCTCCTGTGTTGCGGTAGCACCATTCAAACCCAACACGTTCAAGCCCAACGGTGAGCCGTCAAGATCGTTGGCAACTTCGGTGTCCATCATCTTAGTGACGTTGGCAATGTCTGACATGGAAGGCCAGTTACGAAGGTCTTGACCAAAGGTCTCTTCGTGTGCAATCAGGCTAGAAATGTCCTGTTGCAACACCAATCCTGTTGGGGCAACGATCAGAGGGAACACTCCGCCATCAGCCTTCTTAGACCCCTTCTCAGGTGCGTAGGTTTGTGCCACCCCTCTGTTGGATGCCATGTATGAACCGGGGCCAGCGGCACCGAATGCAGAGGAGACGATTCTTTCCCCGTTCTCCAGCGTGCCACCGTGGAACATCACCAAAGGATCGCCATCAGCATCAGTCAAATCCACGCTTGACTCTTCGACAAATGCTCTTGCTTCAGGGCCAAACATATCGAGTTTGATGAATGTCCCCGCTTGCTCGCCCCCTGTCTTGAACGGGCCTGAATCAGTACGGTCAATCGCAAGACTGGCACGCAGGTCAACTGCTTTCGATGGGTCTTTCTCTGCCACTTTGAATGAGTTGTCAATGTTGCGAACAAACCGTCGCCCTGCACGCAAGCCCATAGCATCCGCCAGAGAGCGTGACTCCCAACCCTCTGGTGTTGCTTCAGGGTTCTGACTCTCCCACGCAGTAAGAGCGGAATCAACTGATGCCGTGTCCACGCCGACTTCTTGCAAAATATCTGCGAGCGACCGGACCTCACCTGTTGACATCTTGCGTGACCTGCCAGCGAGCAAGTTAGCAATGTCATCACCACGGAATACTTCCGATGGTTCAATTGGGGTATCGGTTATATCGGAGACCCCGCGAGTTGGCTTCTTGCCTTCTGCAAGTGCTTTAGCCTGCTGTACCCGTGACGCGGAGACACGACCACTGGTGGTGCGGGACACAACCCAGATGGCTGCTTGGGCCTCCGCCGGCGTGATCCCCATACGCTGTGCCAACTTACGAATCACAATAGTGCTGGCTAAGAATTCAGCCTTGTTGCTCATCCGCTGGTTGTAGATCCCGTAGGCTCTCGCCATCAACGTATCGCCAACCACCTCGTTCAAATTACCCTGCAAGGCTTTAGCAAACGCTGTGACTTTCAAGCCCGACAAAGCGTCATACATCTCTTGCTCTGTGGTCGCCTGCATGACACGGATAGCATTGCCCATGTCTGCCTCCAAGCCGCTGTGACGCTTGATGGACTCTCTGATCTGCTCCTCAGACAATTGACCGCCAGCCGCCTGCGCGTCTTTGATAAGACCAAAAGCCACCTTTACTGAAGCCTCAACTGATTTGCTTGGGCTAGTGGCTGCAAGAAGACCAGCAAGCCTCCATGGCTCCATACCCATGCTTTCAGCAGCCTTGGTAATAGTCAGGTTTGCTGCCTGATACCACTTCATCATCGGCTTGCCCATCTCGGCTGCTTTTTCAAGCAGACCCTGCGAGGGGAACGAACGCACATTCAAGTCAATGTTTTCAGCCAGCCGTCGTGTGCCGATGGAAGCAATCTCGTCTTCTGTCAGATAGGACAGGTTGGAACCAAGTACATCACGTGCGATCTGCTTACGCTTGGTCACAACTGCGGCACTTGCTCGCAAGCCATTGTTGGTTGCCGGCGAGTCGCCGTCTTCAACAGGCAGGTTGATTTGCATTGCCTCAGCGGGCGGGATGAACACCTTTTGATCTGCGAATGGACGCTCTTCAACAGGCACAAAGTCTTGATCTCCCGGCTTTGGAATTGAACCGTCAGGTCGCCGGAGATGCCTACCGAAGTGCATGAATGCGTTTTGCATCCGAGTCTCTGCAATCAATGCCGGCATTGCTGTATCGGAGAACATCTGTGCGTGTTGAACCACAGCGTTCTCTTCACCAATCATCCCAAAGGACGAGCCTTCTTTGGCGTGCCCAAACACATCGTGAACAACACGGAAGACATCGTTGAACGTCAATTCATATTGACCACCACCGTTGGTTTCTACCATGATTCCCGTGCGTTCAAGCAGCGGGTGGTCGAAGGCTTGATCGGTCGTTTGACCAAACACCTCTTGTCCCGGCTGGATAGTCGGGAAGAAGACCAAGGTTTTCTCTTGCTCAACCTGATCACGCATCTTCTTCGACGGCGATCTCTGGTCTGGGTCAGTCTTTGCAGAAGGCTGGTACGGCTCCATCCCTTCTTGAGAGTGGGCGATGAAGGTATGGCCCGCGTTTACCAACACGTCAAACTGATCCATGATTTCAGTCTTCAGTGCGTCGTATGCTCGCACGACTTCGGGGTCGTTTGGGGCATGCTCGACATCCTCAAGGAAGTCAGCCATGCGTGCGTGCAGAGCAGGGTCAACATCAAGAACATCTGACTTGATCGGGGGCAAACCCTTGGACTCGTTGTACTCAGCAGCAACTTGGCGGAGACCTTCGTTGGTGCCGTTGTTGACACCGCGACTGAACCTGATATCGGCTTGGGTATCACCAGAAGAACGCTTGCCATGGTGACGCTTCTGGTCTTTGAGGATTTGCATCTGTCCAACAGTCTTCTGTGAGAAAGGAGTCATCTCATTGATCTCCTCAATCATTTGATCAATGTCAGAAACGCCCGACTCTCGGTCAGCAACAGACAGATTCAATTCTTCCAACGGTGTTACGACACCCTCAGTTCCCACCTCTTTTGCAACATCTCTTGCTTCTTGCGAGGGCACAGGTGAGCGAACCTCTTTGCCTGCATCTTTGGTGCCAACGTACATGGTGCCCCATGGCAGACCTTCCATTTGTGCTTCCATCGCCCCAAGATAGATTTGCGCAGTACGACCTAAGAGGCCGTATGAAGCCAACCGCCGGCGGAAGAAGTCAGTGATTCGGCGTGGCATCGAAGCGTCAGGATTGAACACCGAATACATCCCGGTGCGACGTGCAAACATGACCGAGGTATCTGCGGTTTGCTCTTTTCGCATGCTGTCAAGTGCTTCACGCACCTCTGCCGCTTGCTCAGTTTTCCCTTCGGCTTCAAGACGCTGGATGTTCTCTTCGAGATTGCCTGAGACTACCTCTGCCCCATTCTTTTTTGCATCCTCAATCATTGCATCTGCCAGTTCCTCGGCTTGTGCAATGTCTTCAGGGCTGTTCGAGTCTTTGTACAGGGCTACCAAAGTTTCTCGCAGCCCTTGCTCTTGATCACGGGTAATCCATTGACCACCGTAACCCGCACGGGCGATGTATCCCATCAGTGCGTTGTGCAGTTCCGGGTTATCTCTCGCCATATGGTGGTCGAGTTCATGCAAAATGGTGTCAACAAAATGCCCTGCGTCTGGCTTGGCAGAGTCAAGCACAATGACATCTGGTGCCCCGTCTCGCATTGCACCTTCATGAGTCAACTTGACTGCTTTGCCTGTGCCTTTTTCGGTCCCTTGAACGAACACGACCTTTTTGCCGGCACGCTTTGCCTTCTCAACCATTCCCCTTTGGGAGTCAGTTAGATCACCTTCTGCTACTTCCGAAATATCTGCATCGGGGTTGGCATTCGACAGTTGAGCGACAACACTTGAAGCCTGTTGCTGAAGTGAACCTGCTCCAAGAGTTACTCGGAAGCCGTTCTCATCTTGAATAATTGGAGCGGTTGGGCCAGTTTGACCAACAGCAGTATCAAAGAAGTCTTCTTGCAATGGCGGAGCAATGACTGTCTCTCCAGCCAAGTAGTTAGCGACCTGTTCACCATCAAGCAGGACGGTGCCCATTTCGCCGGCTAGGGCTGCTCTCCGGTTTTGGTAACCTTGAACGTCAACGACATCAGCGTTGCCACCGTCGCTCGCATCAAACGCCATAACGCTGATTAGGTTTCCATCCGCATCAACAATTCCCACGCCGCCACTTGGGTCTACGCCCTGCGTATCGCCAGCCGTAACAAGGTTTCCTACGAAGGCACCAAACGTGCCGTTGTCCATAGAGGCGATGATCGCTTCTTTCTTCACTACTGACGGGTCGAACATCACAAAGCCACCGTTGACAGGGATCAGATCCTTGCCTTCGGTCTGGTCTTCGGACAAAGTGTCAAGTTGCTCTTGGGTGAAGATCGCGGCAGGCTGGGCACCAGACTCGATCAGTCGAACCTTGCCTGCTGCTACAGCCTCTGGAACACCGCCTTCTTGCTTTGTGCCCTCCGTTTGCCCCGGTCTATGGAAGCCTTCACCTTGACCCGCCTTGCCACTTGCGGCAGTGGCTACTGCTGTTGCAATAGATCCAGAGGTCTTTACCTTGTCAAGTTGCTTTCTGATCTTCGCAACATCAGCGTGGAAACCAACTGTGTTAGTAAACGCCGAGAATGGCTGCATACCAACCATGCCGGACAAGAACGTGTTTTGTGCGTCCGTACCAAAGAACCAATCGATCCCGTGTTCTTCGGCAAACATGAACGCATCCATGTAACTCTGGGCGGTTTCGGTTGCACCTTCCATGGCAGGGTCAAGCACAAGTGCGGAAGCAACACGCTTACTGAGGCTTCTGCGTACTTCGTCCCCGTAGGTGTCTTGTACGGTTCGGCCCATCCGCTGTGCTGCTGCCCGTGCATGCCGGTTTGCGGCACGGTTGACTTCAAAACTTGCACCCGCCAGTGCCCCTTTGCCACGCACGTTTCTAAATTGCTTCAACACTGGAAGTGCTTCAAGTGATGACTTTGCAAGGCCGGTATAAAGAGCCGTGTTGTCCGCGTATCCATGCTCTCCAAACTGGGTCATAGTTGACTCACCAGTTGTTCGGGTGGCACCTGTAATCATACCGCCAAGTGGGGCACCCGCTTTTGCAAGAAGGACTCGCTTGGAGCCGTTCTTCAAAGCAGCCTTAGCAGTAATACTCGCTGCCTGTTTGGCTGCTGCTCTACCTGCAACACCCTTTGCGATAGTGCCAGCCGTACCCGCTCCGGTTGCGACCATAACGATGTCTGGTGCTACTGAACCCATTGTGTAAGCAGCAGCACCCAAGAAACTGCCCTCTTGCACGTCATCGTCATCATCCAGAATCATTGATCTACGCCGGCGTGGATCAAGCATCTGTGCCTGCATGTTGAACGACTGGGCAATCATCAACTCGTCAATTTGTTCTTGACTCCCAGATTCTTCCATCAGTCCGGGCAACACGTTGGCAAAGGTGTTGCCAATAGACCATACGGTCTCACGCAACCCTGCTAGGCCGGCTGAACGCTCTTGATGGTTCTCTGCATCTTCCCAAAATCTCTCATTAGCACCAAACGCTGCATACCGAATAGCCTGAAGCATTTCCAAACCATTTGGGTCGAGGTCTGCGGCGGCAAGTTGTGCCTGAAACTCCATCAATTGAGAAGCGGAAATCAGCCCGTCAGTTGCCGCGTACTGCTGATCAACCATGCGGGCGTACTCTGGGTCCGCAAGCATCTTGCTTTCATGGTGATTTCTAAGGATTGAAATGACCTCAAGTTGACGTTCTGACAGAGTCTTGGCTTCCATGTTCTGGTGCCAGTCTTCAGTGAGAAACTCAAGGCCATGCCTTCGGGCACGGTCATGAAAAGGGTCGGCTGGCTCTTCGGCTGTGCCAGTGACTGTTGTGGCGGCAGGACGGGACGCTACAGCCGCAAGTGCCGCGTCATCACGCTCCTGTTGCTTTTGGATAAGTATGTCAATGCCTTTGGGTTCAACCCCCATCTCCAACAAATCCTTACGGAGTTGCTTTCGCTCATCGTCAGACAGGGATGCAATGTTTGGCAATTCAATTTGTTCACCGCCCCTTTCGAGGCTCATCTCAACGGTGTTGGCTCCCATGTCGTACAAGCGACCATTAGCACCAACTTGGTACTTTGGTGTTGGGGGTGTTGTCAACCCTTCGGTCAAAGGTTTGTCTTCTTTGCCTTCAGGATCGATGCCGCCGGTGATTGGATCAATTGCCATGTGAGACCTTAGTTAGAGAGGTTTCCAAGTGCGGTTTGGGTTTGCGTTGTTGGGTCTTGAGGTTGAGAAGCGGACCCAGTTGGTGGTGGAGCAGTACCTTCCGGCGTTGGCTCCACTGTAAAGATGTTGTAACCGGGTTGACCCTCCAACACGCGACCAAGCATTGCTGTTTCTTCAGGCGATGCAATAAACATACGCCCTGTCAAACGCATTGATGCATCGTTAAGTGCCACTAATACTTGATCATTAGTTGCACCCTGACCCGGCATAAGACCCAATATCCTCGTAGCATCAATCAGGGGTAAAATGTTACTGCGTGCCGTCATGGCTGTCGAAACCCCGGCGGACGGGTTGCCCACCGCATTACTAAACGCCACTTGGACATATGACCTTGGGTCATGCATTTCATCAGTGTTGGGGACTGAGTGCATGCCAACGACAGCCATCATTCTTTCTCGATTCAGAACGTCTGCCTGCATCGCCTCCAACTCAGCAACGGCATCCTCATACCTTTGTTTGACTGCATTGTTTCCTGCCAACTTCACCCGACCATCTTGGCTCAACTCTTCGACAATTGATTGCAACTCACGCAATCGAGGGGATTGTGAGAACAAGCCACGTTGCTCCTTCGCTCCGAGGTACGCCATTTTTTGCTGGTGGGCACTAACAATCTCGCCAGCCGAAGAAGAGCCTTTGCTACCTTTTTTGTCGGTGTATTTGGCTTTCAGCAGATCACGAACCATGGCACGTGCGTTTGCCAGATCCATACCCATCAATGCGTCTACCAAACCAGCCAACTCTTCACCGCCATAGCCAGAGGCTCTTAAACCCTTGACAAGTTTGGTCTTGGCTTCCATTTCCTCTTCCTTCAGACGCAAACGATCAGACGCATCTCGACGGATTTGGTTACGGCTTGCCAAAATGGTCAATGCCTTGTTCGGTGTCAGCGGAATGAGTACGGCTTCTTTACCGGGTTCTTTCTGCATTGCGTAGATGTAATTGCCACGCCGGACAATGTCCATTGATTCCATCCCGGCTACGTCGCCGTTCTGGACAGAAGCCACTGATTCGGCAGTGGACTTGGGTGAGAGTTCGTTTGCGGAACGGTTGTCCAAGTTTTCCAAGTAACGAATCATGTTGACAAACGACGAACGGGTCGCGTCAGTCGCTGAACCTACAGATTGTGCGGAACCTAATTGTTCGCCCGCAGGGGCGGCAAGGTCGAAGTTTGTTTCGTCGCTCACAGTTTGCTCCCTTGAACAAAGAAGTACGGATCACGGTTTGTTGTTTTCAGTTTGCTGCCACGTTTAGGGTCAAGTTTACTGCCACGTCTTGTAGACGATTTGTCGGGCAGTGGTACTGCAATTCTTTGAGACTGGTCAATGCCTCTCATTATTGCTGCGGAAGGCGAGTCGCCCAAGCCAAGCAACGCTTCTTCCATGGCCCCAATATCCATAACGCCGGCATAATGCTCAAGACGCTTTTCAAATATACTAGCACGGCGTTTGCGTTGCTCTGCTAACTCGCTGTCGTAGCGATCCTGTGCCCTTTTGACTGCTTCTTCTGCCTCTTGTTCTCGTTTCTCTCGACGTTCCTCGGCCTTCTTGGGCATGATCTGGAAGCCATGAACAAGTGCAGCGTTAGCCGGTCCAAGACCTTCGGTAGAAAGGCCAGAGGCAATAGCATTCAAACCATCAAAGAAGTTGCCCGTACCTCTGGTGTCTTCAAGGTTTTGTTCAGCAACCTTGAGCAAATCTTCAGCGGTTTTGAGAGCATCATGTGGATTCATATACATAGCCTAATTCCTTACTGTACCGCTGACGGAGCGGCTGAGAAAACACCTGCGTTGTACGCTCCGCCGAAGCCGCCACCACCGAAGTAACTGCCGAGGCCGGCGGAGAACCCTGCTCCGAATCCTCCGCCTGCTGCCATTGATCCAAATCCGCCGGCAAGTCCGCCGGTAACTGCACTTAGACCTGCGCCAATCAACTGGCGACCAAGTCCGATGTCGCTCATGTCCCGTTTCAGAAGTGCCTGTGCAGCCTGTGTATCGGCACCTATCATCCCTCCAACGTAAGCACCGTATTGGTTTTCGTAGGAGGCCAGACCCTGTCCTCTGGCTCCGTACTCAGCGGAGATACCACCACGCATCAGATCCAAACGGCCTGTCTCGGCACCCATACGGAGACCTTGCAACCGTTGCTGGTAAGACTCAAAGCCACCCAAGTAAGTGTTCAGTCGAGCCGCTTCAACCTGCTGACGTTGAGAAGCCGCTCGCTGATCAAACTCTGCCAAGCCTTGCCCTGCCAGATTTAGTTGTCCGGCAAGCCGCGCTCCGTATTGCTCACGTACCGCACCCGCCCGTAAGGCTCCCTGTGCTTCAGCAGAAGACACAGCACTTGCCCCAAACGATGACCCACCCATACCGCCGAAGGCCAAGCCCTGCTGTGTACGTGCGACTTCATCACGGTTTTGCTGTTCGAGCAGAGCCAGTGTCGCGTCACGACCTGTCGCCAACTCATCAAATGCCCGCTCGTAGAATCCACTCAAAGACTCTCTGGCTTCTGCTGAATCAGCGTCCATACGCGACAAGGTCGTATTAAACTCATCAGATACCATGCGGAGGTAATCGTCTCTGTCGTTCTCCATGTCAGAATACAAGCCCAACATGGTGCTGCGGACTTCCTCGCCTAAACCTTCTAGTTCGCCGCGAAGGTCACTGCCCATCTCCCGATAGCGAGCAAGCATGTCACGGGCAAAGTCAGCCTGCCGCCCGTAAGCCCTGTGCATACGGCGTTGTGATTTGCGAATAGCGTCACCACGCCCACCAAACATATTGCTAAGGAAACCCATAGTTAACTCCTACTCTTGATGTTGCGGTGCGGGCCGACAGGTGCAACACCAACATTGAGACTCTCAATAATAAACGGGCGAGATGTGCTTGAAATACCGACTGATACGGCACCGTTTCTAATACGGCAGCGTTTAATTTCATTGCGACCGGGATACAGAATGCCTAAATCTTCCTCGCTTCGACCGTCAGGCAAAGTCTCGATGGTGCGAAGTACCTCAAGAAAAGTACCAGTAGATGCGTGGAAACTATGGTACGTGGCTTGAAATGGAGGCGAAGAGTTGCCGTCGCTGGCTACAAACTGATACAGGCTTAGTGCGTCGTTGGATGACGGCTCAAATCCCAAAACACCATTATTATCAGAGGGAGTTTTGCTTTGGATGTGCCATCGCCCTGTCTCAGCAGTCACGTTGCTTGTCGTGATCGCTGTGACAATGTCGTGGTTAACGCTTGAGCCAATCGGATATGCAGCAACATAAAAAGCCGTGCCGGCAACATCAGCGGTCAAAGTCACCTTGCTACTTGCCCCAGAGCCTGTTCGGGCGGCTGTCACACCTGCAAACAAACTATCGCTGGAGTTATTCCAATCAGTAACAATCTTGTCGCATGCGACTTGTGTGTAATGGTCTTCAGTAGCAGCCGGCAAAGTTACAGTCAACGTTTGAGTTGTGTTGGTGCCGCTGGTCATCTTGAAGACAAACTGGTCATTCTGAGCAAGAGTACCAGACAACGTCAAGGTGTTTACCTGTTGGACAGCACCACGAATCACGTAAGCAATCTGATACTTGCCGCCTGCGGGATCGCTTTGCTCGTAAATTCGAGTCGTTGGTGGTACACGTGTGTTGCTTACTTGGTACGTGCCGGTCACTCGTTGTGCAAAACCGCCAAAGCAGTGGGAGTCAGGGTAAAAAGGTATCGCCGCCACCCCACTGCCTGCATCTAACGCGGCACCAGTAAACGATGACTGGTCAGCAGTGCCCCCGTCAAACACAGGTGTTGAAGTGCTTTCGATGGTAATCTTGTTGATTTGACGGATGGCTGAACATTCATTGGCACTGTCGGCGTGACGAACCAGCACACGTGGCCTGTCCAGTTGAGTCTTGACGGCGTTGCCGATATCTGGGTCATTGATGTCCAAATCCACTTCGACACCGCGTAACTCAACCCGATTCTTGTTTGGCAACACCATTGGCCCCATGAACACAAACGAGTTGATCTTACGTGTGGCAGCGTCTTGGGCTGGAAGACCATCGACACTGCCGGCTACCCCTGTAAAGAATTCACCATCGTAGGAAATGTTTATACTGCGTCCAAAGGTGCTAATTTTGCCACCTGTTGAACCGAAGAAGTTGCGTGCTGCGTCTCGCGTTCCCAACAGCCGTGTGTCGCAGTTAGAAATTGCACCACGGAAATCATTTGAGTAGAACGCTTGGGGCCACCATGAGCCTGACGTTATGTCGTAGTAGTAGTTGATAGACGCGATTTCGGGATCATCGTCTGCCATCCAAACCCACAACCCGTTCATATCATAGTCGTAGGTGAGCATCGGCTCTTTGTCTGCAAAGTCTGTTTGGGCAAAAAAGTTACCCAAAGCGTTGTCCGAAATGCTTGCACGCTCATCGACGTTGAATTGGTTGGGAGCAATCCCGTACACGCCGTTGCTGTTTAGAATGTAAATCTCTTTACTGGGTCCGTATGCAAACGAACGCTGCGAAACACAACCCACGGCACGTGACAATGACCGGACTTCTGGCTGACCAAACAACGGGTCTTGTGTAATAAATTGAACACTGCTTGAACAGCCAAGCAAAAGCCCGCCTTCACCAAATGGAGCAGAGAAAACAATGTTGTCACCGAGCGTTCCCAACTCGTTCTTGTTGCCAACAGATGCAGATGTAAAGCCAAAGATGGGGCCAGATATAGTTTCGGTTGGGTTCCAGTTTAGAACACTTGTATTGGTCGCCACACCACTGGTGATGTAGTTGGTTGGGGTTGCGATAAACCCTGTAGCGACAAGTCGAGATCCCCACTTGGACAGGTGCGTAAAACCGTCAGGCGGAAGACCAGCCTGTGAATTCTGCGAGGCTCCTTCAAGGTCACGCTCGCGGTAATCAAACATGATGTATCTGTCGGCTAGACTGTCGGAGCCACGTGTGCCTCCAGTCTCCGCCTGCAACTTGACGTGTACCCATGCGGTGGTGTACGTACCGCCTCGACTGCCGTCTGAACCAGCGGTCTCGCTTGGCAGGGTCACACCTGCTCTCTTCTTGCCAATCAGGTAGAAGTCGTTGAAAAACTGCACCCCTTCCACCAAAGCGTCAGGGTCGAATGGTCGGTCATCCAACTGAACACGGGATACTGTTCCGTTTGCATATTTGGTGTTGTCAGTGTTTAACAAATCTGGGTCTGACAGAGCCGCCGGCGTGACCATTCCAACAACCTGCTGACCATTGCCAATGAAAGTGTCACCAGCATCCAAGATGTACACGCGACCGTCATGCACAACTATCATCAAATCGACAAGGTTATTCTGTGCGTTGTAGACAGTAGCCGCACCCATAAATTGAATCTTGGGCCTTGTGGTAGGTGTTGATTCACCAAACGTAGCGGTGCCGAACGGTGTAGCGGACCCTTGACTTTGCAGCACAGCAGGAATGTCAAAGCACTTCATCTCTGCGGGTCGTGTCCCCAGACGCAGCCGGTCTTCAAATCTGTCAAACGGCACTACATTGAGACAGTCAGGCGTGTACTGAGGATCGGCCTCATGCAACGCTCGACGCTCTTGGTAGCCCTTAACAGGCTGCGGAATAGGCATCATCTCCAATTTCATTACTGCGGAATCTCGGTGACCTTAATAAGAGACGATGCTTGAGCGTTGTGGTATTGATTATCATCTTGCAGGTTGAGTTTGTAATCAGTCCCATCACCGTCCGAAGCACTATCTACGAAAGTTGCTAACCCAAGTGAATACGTCAGGGTGTCGCCCAACGTATAAGTCGGAGTGTCCAAATATTGGCCCACAATGTTGTTCGCTGCTGAAACATTGCCGCGTGGGTCGAACCGAGTACACGTGTTGAAAAACAATGCTCTTACAACGCCTGAACTATTTGCAGCAGACAAATCTACATGGCTGCCCGAATTCTTCTTCCGAAACAGGGTACCAATCAGGGCTTCAGGTCTATCTGCGGTTGATACGATGGCACCATCCCCGCCCATCGCTGAAACTTCGATTAAGATTTTACTACTCGTTGATGCTGGGGCAATTGAAACCGCCAACTGTGTGATCCTCGTAAAACTAATTGCTGTAGCACTTGTGTTGCCTCGCAAGTTGTACGAAGCCGTTGCTGCCGTTTGGGTAATTCTTACTTGACACGGGTGATTGGGGACAACATATTTTTGTGCTGTCAACTGTCCCGTGATGGCGATGTTACCGCCGTAATCTGCTGCGAGTGCTGACGTTGCGATTCCATTTTTGCAGATTTGTAAAGCAGTTTGACCAGTGCCTGCGTCTCGGTTTCCAGTGAGTACAAGTTTCCCACGAACGTTGTCTTTTGAACCACCTTCTGTCTTAAGTATAAAGTGGGGTGTAGTATTGAAAAAGTTTGTCAGTGATAAGTCATCTGTGATGTCGGGGTTTGTCGCTGATTTGATCCTTGCATATTGAACTGGAACTGTGTGGTTTGTTAGTTCCCCCAGACTTACCTCTGGAATGGCTCTTACATTATTATCATTGACACGAAAAAGCCGGCTGGCGTTAGAGTCCAAAACATCAAACGCAGTGTCATCAGCGCTACTTTGTTTGATTTTCAAGTTTGTTTGTGTAACGCCATCGACGTTGAACGGTTGAACAAACACGTCGCCTTCTTGGCTAACAGTGACTAGCGATTGACTGTCACGCTTAATGGCGACTGAACCCTGTTCTGTCACGCCGTCATCGTTGTCATCAAGGCCAACAAAAATCCGTGCCCCTCTGTTGAAGTCGGGCGTGGTGTCAAAGTCTACGGTTGCGGTATCGTCAACAACAAGGCTCGACCCACTCTGGAGTGCAAGACTTGATCCATTCTTGAATGTAAGTGATCCACCGCTTGCCATGCCCAAAGCACGGGCATTGTCGCCGGCGGCAAGCATGGTGAAGGTGTAGTCTTGGTCAGTAGCGGTCACGTGTCCGTAACGGGTGTTGCTCCCCGTGTGCGGAGTGAACGATGCCATCTGTGCTTTTAGACCCACAAACGTTGTGGTGCCGTCGCCAAAGTAAAGAAGCGGGCCTTTGCTATCTCCCGTTGCAATGGCTGGTTCACCAGCGGCAAGGGTCACACTGTTCTGGATCGGTTGCCAATCGGTTGTGGCATTGCCGCGTCGTACCTGAATTCTTGATGCCATTAGGAGCCACCTGTTACAAAGAGATCCCACGGTGAAGTGGGCGGAACAACACTGGTTGACACGTCACCTGTTGCGATATACACGTTGTTGTTGTGCCGAACCAGAGAATGCTTGGAGTATGAGTTGCTGGCGGAGTAAGTGCCTTTCCAAGTGATCGCCTGACCTGCGGGGTCGGACGGTGCTTGGCCTGACACGGTGTAGCCGCCGGCTTGGGAGGAGAAGCCACTGTATTGGTACTGCGGAAGCAAAGCCCCGTAGTCCATCTGCAACAGTCCGTCCTGCTCTGCCACCCGCATGTAGAGCGGGCCTACGTCAATCTCTGCGAGTCTTTGGTTCAGACCCTCGTCTTCGTAGCCTTGAGCAAATGCCCGGCAGTACGCCGTCAGAAGGGACTCGCACCACGTCGGGACATCGATGATCGACGTGTCCGATGACGAAGTGGTGTACGTCGGGAAGGAGTAGAGATAGGTAACCCTCATGAAGTCCGTGTCTGCGGATGTCACTGTTGGGTAGACTTGGAGTTGCCATTTGGGAGCATTCTGTCCGTTGACCGATCCGGGGTGATGGAACACCGCAACGTAGTAGGCGTTGTTGCTACCGACAGTCGTGCGACGGTACAGGTTCAATCGGTCGGGGGTTGTCAGATCGACTGTGCTGTTAAGTTCGTCCGTCATGCGGACGGAGATCAGCGTATCGAAATCATCTGGCAGATCAAGAGTTGTAGCACTGGCAGAGGCTTGCACCACGGCATCATGCTTCTCCCTGAAACGCCACCGACGTGAGAATAGATAACGACCTGCGTCGTTGATTATGTCAATGATTCGCTGGTCTGAGGAAACCCCGTGCGTGCTGTCAAATGAAGGGTCGCCACCAATAGCCAAGCGAACCTGCTCTTTGAGGTTCTTCAGTTGCATAGGAAATCACTAAGGGGGCTTTCGCCCCCCCAGTGAGTGGAGGTTGAATTACGCCTTGTTGAAAGCGAATCCGTTGAAGAGAACCTTGGTCAGGTTCGAGGTGGAACCAGCAGCAGTGTTAGCGGCAAGAGCCACTCCAAGAACAGCACCGTCAGCGTCATTTGTGACGGTCTGCAATTGGCCTACATTAGAAACCGCATCAGCGACCAAAGTGTCGTTGAGTGCGATATCAGCAGTTCCGCCGTCGCACTGGGCATCTACAACACCGGAAAGGCACACTTTGCCGAGACTACCAGCGGTAATGTCTTCAAGAAGAATGCCATAAATACCGGGCTTGTTGTCTCCCTCAGCGGCAGCCACATCAGCGAAGTTGCAGAAACCAGAGGTGAGACCAGCATCGGTGTCATTGTCACTCACTGCACTGCCAGCGTTTGCAAGGTCAAGGACAACTACCTCGCCCTTGGTCACAGTGCCGGCGGTGCCGTTACGCAACGTAACGACGTACTGGTCGAGTTGAACGCCCCGTTGTGGAGCAATAGATGGAAGTCGAAAACTCATAAGTGGTTCCTTCCTTACGCGATTGCAACAGGTGCAACGATGCCTTGACGCTGGCGTGAACCACAGAAGAGGTTGTACCAAGTGTCGCAAGGCTGGACATAGGTGAATGGCTGATTCGGGTGCCGCATCACTTCATGCTTGACCATGTAGCGGTTGGCGTGGAAGAAGCCGTGAAGATAGTTAAAGTTGACGAAGTAGTACCGGGAACCCTTACAAATAGTGGCTGCTGCGTCTTCTGCGTCAGCACTGTTTGCGGTTGCACCCTTCTGACCAGCAACATTGTCATCCACGCTGGCCCCGGCTTCTGCGTCGTAAATCTTGGCAGTGTCGAGTTCAGAGCAGTACATCAACTCGATACCGGAGTAGGTAGGTGAGTTGTATGCTGGGTCTTGGTACGAAATCAACGTGTCGTTGGAGTCCCGAAGGATTCGCTTGAATTGGTTGATGCCGGCACGCGAGCAGAGAATGATCTGCCGGTTAAGGCTGGCATCCTCGAAGTATTGCGATTGAGTGCTTGGTGGGATGTATTGCAATCGCAAGAACATCTCATCAAACGCACCGACCAAGTCAAAGATGGTAGTGGTGCTGGACTCAAGAGCAGTCTCGTTGTAGTGCGAGTCATAGTTAGCAGGCTTCGATTGGGCACCGGAGTTAGCGGTTGCACCCTTGTTGTAGAAGACCACTTCGTTTGACCAGCGATGCTCGACGGTTGGATCAACACCCATCACAGTGCTGGAGTAGCCAAGAGGCCGTCCACCACGGAAGCGACCAGTGACGGCAGTAGCGTCAAAGCACTTCTCGGTAATGAACGAAGGAATGGACGATGGCAACTTGCCGTTGGCCCCTTCCATCTCAGTGGCGTTACCAAAGGTTGGACGGAAGAGGTCGGCTTCCATGCCATTCAGCATGGAGGTCATCATCCGCTGCTCTTTGATTCGCTTGAGCCGCTTGTACACAGCCTTGGCACCATCAGCCGACAGACCTTCACCGAAGTTCAATTCGATTTCAGCGTCAGTAAACGACATATGGTCAATAGCAAACCGCCAGTGTTGAGTGATCGTGTCGGTCACTTGTGGGTTTGACCAAGAGAACACTTCGTTTGGCTGGTAGTGTGCGTAAGTGCTGTTTTCATCAAACATGACAACGTCACGAATTTCGCTGCCACCTTGAACAGTTTTCTCATCGCCCTTGTCTTTCAAGAGTCGTGAGAAGCAATAAGTATTCTTCACTGCTTCGTTAACGACTTCCTCAGCGGAAGTCATGTAGGTTGGGCCTGTTGAGTTAACGAAGTCAACGAAGGTTTGGACTGGAGATCCCATGTCTTAAACCCTTTATGAGAACATTGCCTTTGCTTCGGTAGCAGACTTGCCAGCCATAATCGCGTCCAAGATTGCGTCTTCCTTCTGTGCGGGTGTCAATTCCTTCTTAGTTGAAGGAGTTGGTGCCGACGTTCGGACGGGCGTGGGTTGTGCCTTTACGGGTTGCTGAACCTTTTTCTCATCCATCTTGGACAGATCAGGTTCACCGTAAATATCACAGCACGCCACAAACATCATCTCTTCTACTGATTTAAACTTGCCCGGATGCTCTTCCGCTAAGGCTTGCATAGAAGTAGTAATTTTGTCCCGATCCAATTCCTTGTCAGACCAAATGGCCTGCATGTTGTTTTCAGATCGAGCCAATTCCGATGAAATTGTCATGTGCTGAACCTGTGCGAGTTGCTGCTGCAAATGAGCAGCCATCTCACGCAGTGGCTTGGCAGCGTCTTCGCCATACTTTGCTTCTACTGAAAGAAACGGATCTTCCGCAGAGGTGTCAGTTTCACTCTCCGCTTCCGGTTCCTTGCTTCCTTCTTCCAAAGCCTTGAGCCTAGAGCCAAACGAATCGACTTCCGCTTGCCTCTTGGCAGCATTGTCGGCCCATTCGGTAAGCCCTTGCATGTCGGACTCTTTCATTTGTGCAATGACCGAGTCTGGGACACCATCACGTTTCAGCACGCTGACGGCTTTTTCCACCGCATCACTATCGACCTGCGGGGTCTCTGGTTCAGCAGCAGGAGTTTCCTCCTTGGCTGGTTCGCTTCCTAACAAACGGTCAAGCACAGCATCGTCCGACTCGGTCGGGTTCGACGCACTTACCGCTTGAGAAGTAGGCTCCTCAGTTACGGGGGTTTCAGATTCGGGTTCAACGATATTGTTGTCCATTTCCATGGACTACATCGTACCATTTACTCTTTTGTGTAGCCGTGCTGGCTCATAATCTCTTTCTCATGATTCTGAGAAGTGATGATTGGCTTGCCTTGCTTGTTAAGGTCACACCCGTCTAGATTGCGGGGTAGAGCGTTGGACACGTATGGGTACTGGTGGGTCTTGCGGGCAATGCCACCGTCATCCAAATGGAACGAAGCGACACGTTGCATCTCGACACCATTCCGAACAATCCAGTTGCCAATGGACGGAGCAGTTCCCATTGGGAAATCTAACTCAATCTCAGCACCTTCTTTGGTCTTGAATAGGTAAGTCATGCTCCGGTCCTTGCGACAACGCTTCTCAGTGCTGCCGATATCTGTTGTTCGTTCTCATTACTGCCGCCGACTGGGTTTTCGCTGGGTGCAAGTTGAGAAACTCCACCACCACCACTGCCGGCAGGACCGATCATACCTTGTTGCATAGCCTCACCGGCCTTCTCAAGATCAATAATCGAACCAAGGCTTGGGATGTTCATTGTCTGACCCAACATTCCCATGACGGAAGGCCAGTCAACCCACGGTGCCTGCGCAAAGAGCGGGGCAATCTGCCCGATCAACGTAACCACTTCAATAGCACGACGTTGCAGAACCACCTCGGAGGTACGCTCCATGGAGAATGGGTCGATGGTCAACATGAGATCGTCGTAATCACCGTCAACATCACCACCAGTGAAGACTGGGTCTACTTCACCCAACTCCATCATGGCATCGCGGCCTAGCGGCAGGACAATCGTGTTGTCATTGAAGAAGTACCACATCACTGTGTGCAGCGAATCCTTCACTGCTTCGGCAAATTGCCGCTGGATGTGGGCCAAACGAACGGTGGCACCGGATTCTGCAACCGCAACTTCAGTAGCCGTCGCGTTACCAGAAAGGTTGCCACGCTGGGCATCATTGATGCCGGACTGTCTATCCAGTTTATCTGTTAGCAGGTTCTGATACTGCACGTGCTGGGCTGTAATGCCGCCCAACTCCATCGGCATGACCCGTTGAGTGTCCAAACCTTCAACCGGAATCACAAAGCGGTCAGGCATCTCCTTGATGTCGGTCGCCAACTTCTTGTTCTTAGCGTCAACCAGATAGATCCGCTTGTAGGACTGCCCGTTACTGACCAACTGTCGCAAAGATCCGTTGATCTCTTGGGTAAGTTGGTTCGTTGCAGTCAGGGGACTAAGGGGATACGGGTCTCCGGGCACATGGTAAATACCAAGAAGGGTGTACGGACCAGTTCGTGGCCCGTAGTAAGGCTGTGGTGACCTGACGTATCCGACGTAGGGTTCATCATCGGAAGAGGTGGGACCAGCAACAGCGAGCGTGTAGAGCATTCCGTGATGCTGTCCGTCGCTTTCGGCTTCTGATCCTGTGTTGGGGCACCAGATTTCATAGATGGCTACTTCATCTCTGTACTTACTTGTCTCTTGGTAAGTGCTTGTGCCATCATGCTTGTTCATGCCGGAGTTGCCGGCAAGTTCTTGGATAGCCTCCATATCGTATGTGTCATCGTTCTCGGCTGCGTCGATCAACTCTTCACGCAACATCGAGTAAGAGTGACCCATAAAACGAGACTCGGTCCAGTGACCAGCCTTGGGGTCCATAAAGAAATGCTCTGGAGCAATCCGATACACCCGTGGCAGGCTCTTGATTGCCTCATCCGCTGGCCTCTGACCGGGGACAGGCTCACTCACGGTCATCAGAATGCCCCAACCGAACATCATGTCCATGGCAGAACGGTGCAACGTCTCCCTAAACTGGGTGTCGTTGATCCAGCGGTTCATTGCCAACTGCATCTTCCGCACAGTTTCACCCTGCAAAGCGGGCCGGCGGCTGTCCAGTTTGACTGCTGGGTTGTCGTAAACAATCTTCGGCAGCACCAGTGAGATGTACTCAAAGGCGTGGTTGTCAACGTCAGGCTGGATGTCGTGGGTGTAGGTGTTGTTGTAATCAGTGCCGGCGTACCGCTTGATCATGTCCTTCATGGACACCATGTGGCGGTCGCGGAAGTCGATTGCGTTCTCTACTTCGAGAAATAGGTTTGATGCACTCTTATCAATCATCGATCATCTGACGCTGCAAGTACGCTTCAAGGGCAATATCCACCTCTTGATCCGCCTGCCGCTGCTCCTCTTGGGCTACTTGCAGTTTGTGTACTTGCTTA